TGGGCTTGCGCGCTGGCCGGCGGCGGGTGCACTTGCGGCGCGCCGCTGAATGACGGACTGGTCGCGCCAGCGCCGCCGCTGCCGAATTGGCCGTTTTCAGACCGCGGATGATCGGCTTCCACCCAGGCGTCGGCCGCGGCCTTCACTTCGTCGGCGTAGCGGCGTTCGACGCCGTGCCGCTGGTTGAATTGCTCCGCGGCGTACAGCAGGCGACGGATCGGCAGGCCGACCTTGATGGCGTTGATGCTTTGGCCGTTCAGGGCAGAGGCGGCCCAGCGGTGGTGCCCATCCAGCACGTAGCCGTCGCTGGACACCACGATGCTGCCCTTGTTCGGGTCGACGCCGGCTTCGACCATCTGCTTGATGGTGTCGGCCTTGTAGTCTTCCTGCGTCGGCTTGAGCGATTCGGCCTTGACCACTTCGTGGCGCACCGGAGTGTCGGCATCAAGCTCCTTCAGGAACTCGGCCTGGTACCGCTTTGGGATCTGCGGCATGTCGGCGCGCTTCATGCCCAGCGACTTGCTGAAGAGCGCCTTAATCTTGGCGTCGGTGCCGCCGCTCTTTTCAGGCTTGAAGTTGGAATTGAACTTCTCTGCCTCTTCGTCCGTCAGTTCCTGCGGGATACCTTCCGGCAGCAGCTGGTCCTTGCTGTTCAGTTTGTAGCCCACGCGGATCCAGGTCTCCGGGGAGTCCTTCAGCATCCGGCCACGCTTGACGATCGACAAATGCAACGGCGCCGGCGTCTTGCCATTGGAAAGCGAGTCCTGCCGGGCCATGAAATTGACCGTCTTGCCGTTGTGCTCAACGGTCACCGGGTGGGCCTTGCCGATGGCCGCGCCATTGCCAGACCACGCGGCGCGGATCTTTCCTTCGGCCGTGGTCGGCTTCGTAGCCGGTTTCGTTGCCGCCGACCCGCCGCCGGATCCGAACTGGCCGTTCTCGGCTCGCGGGTGGTCGCCTTCCTTCCAGTCGTCCAGCGCCAGGCGCACCACTGCCCCGGCCACCGGCTTCAAGCGCTGCGGTGGCACCAGGCGGGACAGGGTCATGCGGTTTTCGCTTTCGGTAGCACGGGCCGGCTGAAGCACTTGCAGTTAATCAAGGTGCCTGGCCAGATGTATTCGCCTTCGTCCGGGTCAAACCAGCCTTTGGCAACTTCGAAGACCACCTTGTCTTCGCCGGCCTTCACGTGGGACGGCCGCTTGTGCGTGCTTCCGCGGGAGTGCACCCAGACGGCGTGCGTGATGCCCACGGACTGCTGGCGCACGCGCTGGATCATTGCGGTGGCCTTGTTGGATTCGGTCCTGGCTATCAATTCAGCGCGGCGCCGGGTGATCTCGTAGCGCGCTTCCAGTTCCTTCGCCAGGCCGCCGACATCGCGGCCCTGTTGCACGCTGCGCATCACCAGGCCTTCGACCTGGGTCAGGTGCTGCTGGGCGATGCTCTTGATCAGCGACACGTTCTCGGCCGTCGTGGCCTGCAGGACATCGTTCGCTGCGCGCGGCATCTGGAAGCGCACGCTCAGACCGGCTTCGCGAAGGATCTCTTCCAGGGCCCGGTCGCTGCGTTGCATCACCGACAGCGCAAACCACTTGCCCAGCCGCGGCGCGGCTTCATCGAAGCGCTTTTCCCAGCGGCGCCGCAACTTGTCGACGGCTTCCTGGAGCGTGGCGGCCGGGCTCTTGTCCTGGGCCATCTCCGGCGGCTTCGCCTTGTAGGTCGCGCCGATCCACCACAGCAGGCTGGCGTGCATCTCGTCGATCAGCGCCTGCAGCCGCTTGCGGTACAGGGCTTCGATCGCTGCGCTGGGCCGGACGGGCGCCAGCGTGCCGGGCGGCATGGGCCGGCGCTTCACGCCGGCGGCTGTTGGCACCTTCTCAAGTCGCCAGCAAACATCGGCAGTTTGTGCCGGTATCGATACTCCACCGTGCCGCGACGCATGCCCAGAGCCTTGGCGGCTTCGGTCAGCGACATCTCCACGCCGCCCACCGTGACGCGCAAGGTGCCGGGGGATTTCTTCGCCGGCTTTTCCTTCTCCGTGCGCACCGCGTCAGGCAACGCGAAAGGCTTTGGCTGCCAGCCGAAGATCTCGCGGCCGCGGTCTGTGTACCCGTGGACGTAGATGCAGCCGGAGTCGCGAAACTGCTGCAGGTACTTGGCAAGCGCGGCGGTGCGCTTCGCGGTGAAGCCCACGGCTTCGGCGATCTCGATCCGGGGCTTCGGACCCCACATGAGCGAGGCGGCAATCTCGGCCGCGATCTCGCCTGAACTGCGGTGTTCCTTCACTGCAGCGGCGGCTTCGTTCCAGGCTGCGCCGGCGGCGCGGGTTGCGCGGGCGGCTGGCCAGGCGCACCACCGGGCTGGCCGGCCATCATCGCGGCCAGGTCAGCCTGATCTTCCTCGCCGCCAGGCTCTCCAGGCATACCGGGCATCCCGGGCTGCGCCGGCGGCTCGATGACCTTGGTCAGGTCCAGGCCGGCGTACAGGCTTTCTTCCTCGCGCGCCAGGCGCTCGCGCTCTTCCTCGGCGTCGATCACGCCCTTGTCGATCAGCACCGCCGCGGTGTCGGCGTTGGTCTTGCGCACCGCGGCCTTGTCGGTCTCGCTCTTGTCGCCCAGCGGCACGAAGGTGAAGGTGATCTCAGGATCCACTTCGCCGAACAGGGACAGCTGCACGATGTTCAGCACCTTGGTCAGCGGCGGCCGCAGGTGGCTTTCCTGCTGCGCTTCGATCCAATCCCAGAAGGCGCGGAGCTCGCCTTCGCTGCTGGCGTTCAGGCCCGAAGGCGTGATGCCCAGCAGCACCACCAGCGGGATGCCGGTCACGGCGCTCATGTGCTCCTGGGCCTGGGCCTGCAGGTGGTCCAGGCCGCTCAGGGGCGCGCTGACGTTCTGGAAGTCTTCGGTATCTTGGTCCAGCGCGAAGACGCCGCGGTTGTCTCGCAGCCTGTTGAACAGGTCCAGGCGCGTGAAAAGGTTGTCGTCCTCGTCGCCCGACAGCGTGGCGGCCATGTTCGTCTTCAGCACGAAGACGTTGAAAGCGGCCAGCAGGTCCGACACCGACTGGCGCGTGCGCAGCCAGTTGTCCACGTAGGGCTTCGCCAGCTGCGACAGGCTCAGGCCGCCGAAGATGTAGGCCGGCTTCAGCATGTCCGGCACCGGTCGGCTGACGATGGTCAGCAGGCGCGAGGCGTGCACCTGGCGGCCCATGATGAACCACGACTGCGGGCGGTAGAAGTCGTCGCGCAGCGGGTTCGTGGTGTTGTACTTGTCCGGGTAGGTCCAGAGCGGTTCCACCACCTGCAGGCGCTGCAGCATGCCCTTCGTGATCTTGTCGGCGCTCTGCGACAGCTGCACCTTCAGTTCGCCGTCGTCGTCCTCGTTGCCGCAGTCGATGAAGACCTGCGCGCGTCCGAAGAAGCCGTCCAACTCCAGCGCCTTCTTGAAGACCTCGCGCGCATTGATGCGCTTGAACTCGGCTTCGATGGCCTTGATCTTGTCGGCCTTCGCTTCGGCATCGTCGCCCGTGGCCTGGAACCGGATCCACTTGCGCGTCATGTTCTGCGCCAGCATCTCGGCCGGCCGGCGGTACTCGGCGCGCTGCGTGAGCTCGCTCAGATACGGGTAGCCGGGGAAGAAGAGTCCTTCGCTCAGGGCGTCATTGACGGCCCAGCCGAACAGGTCCGACGGCGCGCTGTCCGCGGCCATCTGGGCTTCCTTCGAGATCACGCCCTTGGGAACACTCGGCAGCTTGAAGGCGGTCTGGGCCTTCGGCAGCGTGGCGCCGAACGGCGTCAGCGGGGCCTTCTGTGCGCCGGCGTAGGCCAGCGCGGTTTCGCTGACGCGCTTGCGCCGCGGCGCTTCCTTCGGCGCCGCAGCCTGGGCCGGGGTCGGCGCCGGCGTGATCAGCCGGGCAACCCATGAACGAAGACGCTTCAGCATGTCAGAAGACCGCCTGGGTCACCAGAAACTGGCCGACAGCTGCGGCCTGGGCCGCGCCCGTGGCGATGGCTTCGTATCGGTGCAGGCCCAGCATCGCGGTCAGGTAGTCCGCGTGGAACTTGCCGGCCGCGTCGCGCGTGGCTGTCAGCGCCGTGACCGTGCCGTCCGGCGTCTTGACTTTGATGGTCATGGTTGCGTCCGTCAGTGCGCCGGTGGCCAGCAGCGTGAGATCGGCAGAGAGCCGCACCGCTGTGCCGACAACGTAGGTCTTCACGGGGCGTCACCGACGGCCAGGCCGTTGATCGCCGCATCGGACAGCGCCAGCGCGGCCACCGGCGCGTCGGCGACAGCGACAGCCCACAGCGCTGCGTCGGCCAGCGCGATGCGCCCGCGGTTCACACGGCGTACTGCGCGCCGAAACAGAAGCAGCAGCATCGCGATCAGAAGAGCGGCAAGCGGTGGAGCTCGGTGCCGGAGTTGCGCAGTGCGTAGAGCCACTTCAGGACGCCGGTGCCGTCGTAGTCCTTGACCCAGATCTTCCTCCCCAGCACGCCCGCGCCGTCGGCGAACAGGTTGGTGCTCAGGGGCTCCAGGTAGCCGCCGCGCACGCTGAACTTGAAATACCGATTCGTGCCGTCCTTGCGCAGGTAGATGTAGCGGCCGGACCGGGCGGAAGACGTGCCGGTGGTGAAGGTCTCCTGCAGGCCCGGGTAGGCGATGTTCGCCCACGCGCCCGCGCCAGCCGTGCCGCCGGCGATGTCGTAGCGGTCCAGCGTGCCGGCCGCACCACCGCGGAAGCTGTAGATGTAGCGGCCGTCCTGCACCGCCGTTTCCAGCGCCCAGTTCGCGTCACCAGTCTGGCCGACCCAGTCGGCTGTCATGCCGGCCACCGGAGCGGCAGCGCGCGCGGTGGTGGGCGCCAGCACGGTCCAGGCGTTTGCGCTGCGGCTGAAGCGGTACATCGTCACCGCGTTGTTGCCCAGCAAGTACAGGTAGTCGTCATTCCCTTCGATGACGTACTGGCTGGTGGCGTCCAGCGCGGTGCCCAGCGTGGGCAAAGTCAGCGTGGTGCCGGTGTTGGTCGTGATGCTGGCGACCTGGCCCTTGCCGGTGCCCGCGGTGATGCGAACGCGGAAGTTCGCCCACTGGTTGGTGGCCCAGCTTTTGCCGCTGTTGACCAGGGTCGTCGTGCTGCCGCTGGTGGCCGTGCCGCTGGCCAGGACATCCCCCGAAGGCGTGGCCACCAGGGCGCCATCGGTGCCCCAGGTGGCCGGCAGGTTCGTGGTGGTCAGCGAAGTCCAGGTGCCGGTCAGGAAGTCGTAGCTGCGCCAGATGCCCGCGGCGATCGTGCCGGCGTTCATGACGTAGGCCGTGCCGGTGTCCACGATGAACGTGTCGGTGTTGGCCACCGCAGAGCCCAGCGCCGCGAACTGGATGGTGCTGGTGCCGCCGATGTTGATGATCGCGCCGGTGATCGTGGCTTCCACGCCGGCGTTCAGGCCGGTCAGGAACCGCACCGTGCGGCCGATGCACAGACCGGTGATCGCGGCCGCCGTGGTGGCGGCCGTGGTGCTGCCGCCGTTGGCGGTGACGGTGTTCGACCAGCGCGCGACCGTGCCGCAGGCGCCAGCGCCGAAGGCGCCCGCCAGCGCGCCGCTGGGGATCTGCACGAAGGCGTCTTCGTCGTGGTGGTACAGGTACTGCACCGTCGCCGACGTGACGTAGAGCGCCAGGTTGTTGCGTTGCTCCGGGTCGACGCAGAAGAACATGGCCGCAGCCGATGCCACCGGGGCCGGCGTCTGGAACTGCCATTCCTTGCGGTGCAGCAGCGGCTTGTTGTTCTGTGTGGCCATGTTCTTATCCCACCATGCGGTCGATGTTGGAGGCGGCCGCACCGTTCATGAGCGCCGGGATCTGGTTGTTCGCGCCGTAGCCGCCCATGCTGACCTGGTTGGTCAGTGCGGAGACCGTGCCGACCGTGGTCACAGTGCCGACGGTGGTCACGGTGCTGACAGTCGTCACCGTGGTGACGGTGGCCACGGTGCCGCCCAGCAGCGTGACGCGGAGCTCGCCCGAAGCGCCGCGGGCGCTCAGGAGTGGGCCCAGGGCCTGCTGGATGGCCAGCAGCGTGTCGGAGTCTTCCGCCGACAGCGCGACCGGCATGGACTCGTCTTGCACCTTGCGGCCCACGCTCCGCGGCGCGGAGTCCATGATCCCGAAGGTGGTGTCCAGGGCGAAGCCGACCGTGGTCGAATTGCCCAGGTTTTCCACCACCGCGTTGAAGTAGTTCCCCGGCAGCGTGACGTTCACCGACAGCGGCGTGCGCGCGGCCCGGGTGAAGACATCCGAAGACGTGCGCTTTGTGCCGCCGGCGTCGATGTATTGGTTGACCGTGACGCGGTACGGCTGATCGCAGACCACTTCGATCTGGGCCGCCTGCTGGTTCTGGATGGTCTCGATCAAGCCCACGAAAGGCGTGCCCGGCAGCAGTTGCGCGGCGCTGCTGTTGTTCGTGCTCGCCGGGTAGGTCAGGCCGGCCAGGGTGACGTTGGTGTTCTCCAGGGCCGCCAGCGAAGGCGCGTCCAGGGCCACCGTGCCGGTCACCGTGGCGTTGATGTTCTCCAGCGCCGTGAGCGTGGCGCCGTCCAGGGCCACGGTGCCGCCCGCCTGGAGCGGCGAGCCCAGGGCCGTGACGACAGCCGCGACGCCGGCCGCGGTCGCCGCGCCAGAAGGCAGGGGCAGCGACGCCACGCTGACCGCCGCGGTGCCCGTGATGCTGACCGCGCCGCCGGCCTGCATGGGAGAGCCCAGCGCAGTGACCACCGCGGCCACGCCGGCAGCCGTTGCCGCACCAGCTGGCAGTGGGAGCGCCGCCGCACTGACCGGCTGGGTCGCCGGGAAGTTGGAGACCGTGACCGATCCGCCGCCACCACCACCGCCGCCGCCGTTGGCATTGATGGCCGCGACGATGTCGGCCTGGCCTGCAGCGGTTGCAGCACCCGCGGGCAGCGGCAGCGCGGTGGCAGACACCGGTACTGGGTTCGATGCGGACGCCAGGACTTCGCCCGCGGCGCCGCCCACGTCGATCTGGACCACCTGGGTCTTGACGCCACCGCGGTCGATGTCGCGGATCTGGTCGCCGTCGGCCGGCAGCGTGCTGTTGTCTGCCATGGTCGGTTCCTATGCCCGCGCAAGCATGGCGGGGTTGATGCGCAGCGGCTCCACGCCGGGCGCGAAAGCCATCACAAGGGCGTCGGCCAGGTTCGGCGACGGGATCTCGCGCTTCTCCAAGTCTTTCTTGCTCTCGACCTTGACCCGGCCCGCGTTGTCGTAGTCGCGCAGCGGGGTCGCGAGCTCATCGATCAGCGCCGACAGGTTCGGCATGTTGCTGTCCAAGCTGATCAGGTCCGCGTGGTCGAAGCTCTCGCCCTTCGTGACCGCGTTGTAGGTGTCGCGGAATCGGTCGGCCAACAGCCACCAGGCCTGCGCCTTGATGTTGCTGAACATGTCCTTGTTCTTGGTGCCGGCGCTGTAGACCGCCTCGGGCCTGAAGATCGCGCCGCCGGCGTTGAACTTCGTGTAGGCCACGCGGCCGCCGACGGCCTTGTTCAACTCGCCGAACTTGGCACCGCACGCTGCACCCACGCCGATCGAGTCGTAGGTGATCGACGCTTCGCGCTCACGCGCAGCTGTCCAGACCCGCGTGCAGGACTTCAGCAGTTCGTCTTCGGCGCCCTTCCACAGGTCGGCCCATGACACCAGCGGCCCGTGAACGTAGACCGCGGCGCACTTGTCGACGCCAGAGTCGGCCACGTCGAAGCCAATGCGCTTGCGGCCCACCGGCTGCATGCCCAGCTTCTTGTGGGCGTCCACCGCGGCCATGATCCACGACCGCTTGATGATGACGGCATCGTCGTCCTGCAGCGGGTTGCCGCCGTAGACGTGGTCATAGTCTTCCGGGTCGGCCAGGCGCGCGGCGTCGATGATCGCCCGCATCGTGTCCGACAGAAACGGGTTCTCGTCGTGGTTGATCTTCCGAACCACCGTGTTCGGTGGCGGGTCGGTCACGAAGCGCTTGTAGGCGAAGTCTGTGGCCAGCTTCGGGTTGAAGACCACCCAGATCTGCGAGTGCGCCTTGCGGATCGTCGGCTCCAGGACCTTCCACTGCTCTTCGGTCAGGTTGTGGGCCTCTTCGATCCAGAGGATGTCGATGCCCTCCATCGACTTGATTTCATCGATCGACCGCCACAGACCGTAGAACAGGAATTCGCTGCCGGTGACATCGTTCAGGATCTTGTCCCGCTGGATGTCGAATCTGCCGCCCAGGCCAAAGCGCTCGATCTGGACCTTCAGCAGCGAATAGACCGACTCGGCGATGCGGTTCTGGAACTGCCGCACGCAGAGCACGCGCAGCCGGTACTTGTTGGCCAGGAACGTCGCGAAGCCCGCCGCGTCCCAGGACTTCGAAGATGCCCGGCCGCCGTAGAGCACGCGGTTGCGTGCGGGCGCCAGCCAGAAGTCGCGGAGCGCCGGGTTAAGGGAGGCTGGCACCTTCGCCGTAGAAGTGGCCCAGGCCGTCCGGGACTTCGGCGATCTCTGCGCGCTTTGCGCTGTCCTTGTTGGCAGCCAGCAGGTTCAGGCCGATGACGGCACTGTCGTTGGCCAACTTCGTCAGCACAGCCACACCTTTCAGGGCTTCCACGCCTTCAGCGGTCAATGGGGCCGCGTCGTCCACCTCGGCAACCTTGCCGTTCGCGATGCCGGCCAGTCGGTGCGCAGTGGCCGCGCCGTAGCGGGCGGCGCCGGCCAGGTGCGTGCTGATCGACCGGAGTTCATCGGCTAGGTTCAGGGCCTGAACTTGGTCAGCTATTGGTAACTTACGGAGCGAAACTTCCGCGCTAACCAATTGATTCGCCACGGCTTTCACCGTAACTAACCGCTTCCCGCATCGCTGCGTGATCGCCGGCCCAGAAACCTTGAACTCTCGCGCTAAGTGGTCCCGCTTCTCGCCGGCCAGAAGTCGGCGCTCGACCTCGGCCCATTGGGCATCGGTCAGTTTCGACTTGCGTCCCACGGCTCAAGCCTTCAGCAGCAGCGCGCGAGCCGCGATTCGCTGCAAGTCTTCGCAGTCCAGCTTGAACCACTCGCCTCGGATTTTCTTCGCAGCGAAGCACTGGTGATGATGGCGCTCTTCCGCCGCCATGTCCCTGACGAAATAGGAAAGGGCGACGGAGACTTCGAACGGGGACGAGCACTGGTGTGTCGCAACCCGCTTCATCAGGTCGCCAGAAGACCCGATCTTGAAGAACCTTTCGCCACCGGCATCGATGAAGATGACGTACACGAAGCCAGCGCCAGCGTCCTTCGATGCGCGACTTGCCCGCACGGGCGCCTGATCGTCTTGCGGCTTGACCAGTTTCAGCCGCTTGCTTACCGTGGCCTTGCTGACCTTGAAATCGCGCGCCAGGTCTGATTGGCTTTCGCCTTCCAGGGCCAGCCTTTCCAGGCGGGACCAGGACGAATCGGACAACTTGGACGGGCGGCCCATGGCCAGGCTCAGGCGGCGGGAGGATCCGCGGGCAGCGTGGTCTCGGGGGCGGCCTGGGCTTCAGCCGGTGCGGCTTCCGGGGCCGGGTCGACGGCCGGGGCTTCCGGCGGGGCTTCGGCCACCACGGGCGGGGCCGGATCTTCGGTCACGGCGGCCACCACGGCCGGCATGGCGCTGGCTTCAGCTTCCGCGGCGGGCGCCGGATCCAGCGCGGCCAGGGCGGCTTCCAGGAACTCCACGAACTTGTGCACGTGGTCGCGCGCGCTGTCGTCCAGGCTGGCCCAGTGGCGGGCCAGGTAGGCGGCCTTCACGTCTTGCAGGTTCATGGTGGTTCCTTCGTGGTGCGAGCCGCCCGCCGTCGTGCCCGGGAGAACCGCGGGGGACTTGTTCGGTTCGCGTCGGCCAGCTGCTGCAGTTCCTTGCACACGCAGCTTGCGGAGCCCGTGGCCGTGCGCTGGCGCGCGAGGATGGCCGAATGGGCAGTGGGGGTTGAGGGCGGCCGGGATGCCCCGACCCTGCGCCCAGGGCGCTTGACCCTCACGGCTGGGCGCCGTCGTGCGTCCTTCGGTTTGCAGCTGCGACACCGGCAGCACGCCCATGCGTGAAGGTGCCTGGTGACTTGGGCATGAGCCCACCCTGCACAGGCTTCGGTGAGTAGGTGGCCGGCAAACCTTCGATGATCCAGAGATCGTTGCGAAAGCGAGAAGGTGCCGGCCGAAACGACGAAGCCTGCGCGTGGCAGGCTTCAAAGGTTTTCACGGATGCGG